TCCGGCGCCAGCTTCCGGATCTGGTCGACGCTCATGGCGTCGTTGCGCACCACCTTCACCTCCGCCCCCAGCGCCTGCAGGTACTGCACGAGGTTGAAGGTGAAGCTGTCGTAGTTGTCGATCATCAGCAGCATACGCGGGTTAACCGTCTGATTTTACTGGGCTTTCCAGCCGACTCCCGCAATCGGTACCGTCACGCGTACCAACAAATTTCGCGGCTTGGAAACGGATCGGGCCGCGTTGCGCGGCCCGTCCCCATGCTGCCCCCTGCCCCGGCCAGGGTCAACCGCCGCCCAGCAGCACGGCCGGGGTGTCGCCCTCTTCCACGCCGCCCACGGAACCGGACACGCGGGCATCGCTGTTCGGCGCCTCGCACTCAATGGTGCAGCGGTAGCCGTCCGGCCCCATGTAATGTTCGGCGCGCGTGATGAGCCATTCGCCGTCCACGCCAGGGCGGAACCCGTCCATGACGGCGATGCCCTCGGCCACCACGTCGGGCCGCCCTGGGAACGTGTAGGACATGGTTCGCTCGCTGCGCGCCCGCTTCCGTTGCTCGGCCTTCGCCGCGTTCTCGGCGCTCACGCGGTCGGCGTACGTCATGCGCAGCTTGACCACAGGCTCGCCGCTGCCGACCGTCACATGCTTGGCCTTCGCGCGGGCAATGTCGCGATAGTAGGCCACCGCCGTTCCTGCGCTGTCGCGCGTCGCCAGGGTTACGCGGTAGTCGCTGCCGTCGGCCGGCGTGAATGTTACGCGCGGCATGCCCTGGCCGCGCGTGCTTTCGGACGCGCCGCGCTTCGCGAACACAAGCCGGCCGCCTGCGGGCTTCGCGATTGCGTCGTAACGCTTCGCGAGCCGGTGCAGCATGTTCATGTCGCTTTCGTGGTGTTGGTCAATATGCGGCAGCGCGATTGCGCCCAGGTCCGCAGCGACGGCCGGCAACAGCCCATGCTCTGCCGCGATGGTTTCGACCATCTGCCGGATCGTGGTGCCCTTCTTCCAGCTGCGCACCTTCTGCGACTGTAGGTGCACCTTGCCGCCGCTACTCGCATCCTGCGGCGCAGCGCGCGCACGGATCACCACGGCTTGCGGGTAGCCGGACAACTCGACTTCATCGACCACGAACAGGCCCATGCGCGTCAGGCTGTCGCCGTACCCGAGCGAAACATCAAGCTCGGCGCCAGTATCCGGCACCGCAATCCGCGCATCCGCAACGTGGTCGGCGAGCGTGATTTCCAGCGTGTCGGTTGTGACGCCGGTTTCGTCCACCAGCCGAATGCTGCGCACGCGGTCCTTGATCCGGTCCGTAATGTCGGCGCTGTTCGCGACGATGCGGAACGACGGGGCGAAGCTACTCACCACAGGCGCACGCCCTCCGTCACGGTGGCCGGCTTCGGAATGTCGGGCAGTTCAATGCGCGTTCCGGCCGGCAGCCTGGGGCCGATGGCGGCAAGGCCAGGGTTCGCGTCCAGGACGCGGCGCAGGGTTTCCGGCGCGGTGTCGCCATAGTAGCTGGCGGCCACCGCGTCGATCATGTCGCCATCCCGCGCAACATAGGTGCGGCTCATGCCGAATGCCTCCGCAGTCGAATCGTGAAGTCATACCGCGCCGCAGTGCCCCACGGGCGATACACGGATTCCGTCGTGTCGATATCCTCAATCACCCAATTCCCCAGCACCGCGCCGGTACTGGAAAGCAAGCGGTACGGAACGCCCGCCTGCGCCATCTGCCGCAGCAGGTCCAGGTAATAGCTGTCCCCCTTGAACTCGGGCAGCAGCACGCCCGGCAGCGTGAGCCGATCATCACCGGGACCGGTGTACTGCATCGCATCCATGTGCCCGATGCGTTCCTGTGCGCGCCACCGGTAGTTCGTTGAGCGCTGCGCCTCCTGGAACACGGCGGTGTTCAGCGAAAACTTGAAGTCGCCCAGCATCAGCAGCACCGGGGACGCGCCGGAATCCATCCGGCCGCGCCCCGACAGCAGCAGGTCAGTAATGCCGGAAGCCGTTTGCCTATCCACTTAGTTCACTCCGTCCGTGAGGCTGCCGCGCCGCTGCGCGGCGGCAGCGCGGCGCCGCTCCGCTTCGATCCGGCGCGCAAGCTCTTCCGCCGACTCGCCCGGCAGCTGCGTGATGTTGTACGTGTGTTGCGACGAATCCTGCACCACCGGGGCGCCAGCGCGTGCGCCAGCACGTCCAGCGGCCGAAACGCTGGCGGGCGCGGGCTTCGGCACCGCACCGGCCGGCACAGCCTGCGGCACAGCATTGCCCAGGCCCAGGAAGCCCGCCACGGCGCCGATGCCGGAGCCGACCATCTTGGCCGCCGCCTGAAACTTGTCGTGCATCTTGGCGATCAGGCCGATAACGGTGCCGAGCATGCGCGCGGTACTCATCAGCATGGCGCCCAGCACGTGCCCGACCTGCCGGCCGGTGTCCGCGATCCCCTTCAACTCTTCGTCAGCCATGTTGACGGGGGCCAGCAGTTCCACAAACCAGTTCCACACCTTGCCCAGCAGCGCGCCGACCTCGGCAAGCTGCGGCATGATCGGCGCAAACGCGGCTTGCACTTCGGCCATGACGGGACCGACCGCATCGCGCAGGCCGTCGAACACGCCGCCAAGAAACGCCTTGATCGGCTGCCAGTATTTGCGCACCACCAGCGCCACGGCAGTGAGCGCGGCCGCAGCCAGGGCGATAGGGCCGGTGCCGATGCCGGCGATTGCCGCGCCGATTCGGCCAATCCACATCGCGGAACGCGCGGCCACCGGGCCGAACCTGCCCATTGCGGCCAGCGCCTGCCCCGCCTGGAACTTGCGCCACACGTTCACCACGGCCAGCACCGGGCCGCGCAGCACGGTAAAGCCGTACATGGCGCCCCTCACCGCGACGTTCAGGCCAGCCACCGCCAGCGCGGTTGCGGCCACGCCGCGAACAAGCTGCGGGTTCTTCTCGATCCAGCCGGCAACGCGCGTCACCATCGGGCCGACAGCGGCAAGCAACTGATTCACCTGCGGCAGCAGCGCGCTACCAATCACGCCGCCCAGCTCGCCCATGCGGTTCTTTGCAACCTGCCACTGCGCGTTCGCAGTCTGCATGCGCGCGGCGAACTCGCGCGACATGCTGCCCTTTGCGCCCTCGCTCGCGACAAGCGCAAGCTGCCGGCGGTACTCTTCCGCGCCCGTTGCCAGCTTCGCCACGTCGTCGCCGTACTCCGCGCCGAAAATCTGCGACGCGGCAACAAGGCGCTTTTCACCGCTCAGGCTGTTCAGGCGATCCAGGACTTTCAGGATGGTGCCGGTTGCATCCGTCTGCATGCCGGCCTGCAACTCTTCGACCGAAAGCCCGATGCCACGGATGCCGTTCTGCACGCGCTTCGACTGCGTGGACGCCGCGCCCAGGATGCGCATGAGCGCGTTCGTTGCGGTGCCCGCGACTTCGGCGCTGCTGCCCATCGTCAGGAACGTGGAGCCGAGCGCGGCCGCTTCCTGCGCAGGCATGTTGACAGCCTTCGCCATACCGCCAATTCGGCGCATCACGTCGATGATATCGCCGCCGGCCGACAGCGCGTTGTCATCCAGGTAGTTGATCGCGTCGGCCAGCCCTTCGATTTCCGTTACCGGAATGTGGAACAGGCCGGCAATCTTGCCCATGTCATCCGCCAGCTTGCCGGCCGGCAGTTCAAACGCGTCCGCCATCTTCGCGGCGGTGCGGGTGAACCCGATGATTTCGTCGCCGGCAACGCCCATGCGCAAGCCTGCGGCCACCATGTCCGCAATCTCGTTCGTCGCAATGGGAAGCTCGCGGCCCAGGCCGCGAACGCTGGCCTGCATTTCGTAGAACTTCGGCGTCAGCTTACCGGCATCGTCGCGCGCGCCGTCCAGCTGCTTCGCAACGCCCAGCATCGCCGATTCGAAATCGGCGGCCATCTTCACCGGCGCAAGGACGGCGCCAGCGGTGGCCGCGAAGCCGAAAGCGGCAGTGCGCAGTTCCGCGCCATACTTCGACCGCGCTGCGGCGTTCGCGGCCTGCCGCGCCTCGATATCCGCCACGCTCGCTTGCACGACGCGCAGGCGATCCACCTGCCGCGTCAGCTGCGCGTATTCCTCGCGCATGCGCGACACATTCCGGCCCTGGCGGCCGAACGTCTGAATGCTGTTGGATAGCAGCTTCTGCCGGCGCTCCGCATCCGTGATCGCGGTGCCGATGGTGCGGAATCCGCCGCGCGCCTCAGCGATGGCGGTGCGCATGGACTGCGCCACCGCACCGCCGATTACGATACTCGCCTTAAGTGTCTTAGCCGCCATCTTTCGGCAATCCTTCAATCCACCAAATGAAACGGGACACAGGCAAAGCGAATATCTCCGCCAGCCCCCAGCCCGTATGATGGGCCAGGGCGAGCGCCCCCGTCCTCAGTTCGTCCGGGGTCAGTCCATAAAAAGCCGATAGGCTTCCTGCAAACGGGTGTAGTCGCGCAGGCTCATCGCGCGGATGTTGTCCGGGGTCAGGCTGCACAGGTTCGCGAAGGTGTCGATTTCCTTCTGCGTGTCGCTGCCCTGGCGGCGGTTGTAGTCCTCGATATCGCCGACGGTCGGCTCGCGCATGGTGACGCGGTTATGCTTGATCCCGTCGAACGTGTATTCGCGGGAAAGCTCGACGTGCGCGGCGGCGCCGTCCATCGTGACGAAATCGGCAGGCTTCTTCTTGCTCATGGAATTCCCTTCGTGGTGAAGCGGGGCCGCCGCCTAGCGGCCCCGCGATGGATCAGATGCCCAGGGCGGCGCGGACAGGCGCCAGCACGTCGATGCCGTTGCTCACGTGCGTCATGTTCGGCACGTCGATTTCGTGCAGCATGCGCGCGCCGTGGGTCAGCTTGTAGTACGACAGCGCCAGGGTGATGCGGATAGTGGAGCGCTCGCCGGGCTTGGCGGTGCCCTGGTCCACTTCCTTGACGCGGCCATGCATGTTGTGGATCACGGCGGTCACTTCGCCGTCGGCGGATTCCAGGGCTTCGCGCACGGTGAACTGCACGTTGTTGCCCTGCGAAACGCCCCAGGCCGCGATGGCATCGGGATCGTACGAAACCAGCGCGAAGTTACTTTCCAGCTTCTCCATGCCCATCACGATTTCCACCGGGGCGTTCATGCCGCCCGCGCGGAACTCTTCGTTGACGGTCGCCAGCTTCGGCGGGTTGAAATCCTCGATGCGGCCGGCGTAGCCCTTGCCGTCCAGGAACGCATTGATATTCTTGCGGACGTAGCGCATGGCTTAGAAAATCTCCGAAATGTAGTCGTCAACCATGTGCGAACGGAACGAAAGACGTTCGGCCGGGTACACGGGGGTGAAGTCGAAATCCCAGGCAATCTTTCCGCTCTGAATGTTCGCGGCGCTGTTCAGTTCGGGGTCCAGCCAGCAGGAACCGCCCAGGATCGCGCCACGGTTGCGCAGGTCGCGCAGGAAGGCATTGACGCCATCGCGCACGTCCTCGGCATACGTGCGGGTGATGCCGCGATCCACTGCCCACAGGTGCGCCGCTTGCAGGCTGTCCGCGATGATATCGGCGGTGCGCACCACGCACAGGAACGCCCACTTGGGATCGCTGGACAGCGTGCGATTGCCCCACAGGCGGAAACCGTCCTGCCGGATGATGGTCGCCACGTTCTTCGCGTTCAGCAGGTTTGCGCGGCAGGTCGTATCGCCAAGGGCGAAGTCAACCGGACGGGCAGTGCCGACGATGCCGTAGATGGGGCGATTGGACGGCGAGGCCCAAAAACCGACCTCGTTGTCCGTGCGCGCGATCAGGCCCGCCACCGCCGGGGACGCCGGTACGTTGACGAACGTTTCGCCGTCCAGCTTCTTGACGAACGGGTCCACCACGTACACGCGGCGCGAACCGCTGTCGCCGGCCACGGCCACGGCATCGGCATCCGTGGTGTTCGGGCCGTCCTGGATGATGACAGCGCGCAGACGTTCGGCGATGCCTTCCAGTTCGGCCACCACCGGGTTCCGCAGGAATTCGTCGGAATCGTCGGGGTTGACGGGCCGTTGGTGGGTGAAACCCGGCGCGATCAGAATGCGCGGCTTGTAGCCGGTGACGGACTCGGCGGCGCACAGGGCATGCACGCCCAGGTAATCGCCGGTGACGGCATCAACGCCGCCAATGACGTTCGCCAGGGTCGCCGCGTCGGTTTCGCCCTTCGGCACGCGAATGACGACGATGACGGCGCCCGCTTGGTCAAGGATGGAATCAACGGCACCCGGCAAGGTGCCGTCATCTTCGCCATCGCTCGCCACCAGCTTTGCGGCCAGCTGCCGCGAATTCGCCAGCAGTACGGGGGTGTTCAGCGGGAACGCCGCTTCATCGGCGCGCGGGGCGGTGCCCACGATGCCGATAATGGACGATGCGGCAACCGCGATGGGGCGGGCGCCGGTGTCGATTTCGACAACCTCAACGCCGTGCAGGAAATCGGTACTCACGTGGAAGCGATCCGGGTTGGTTGGAATCGCTGCAATGGTCGCCCCTCAGCGGGTAGCGTCCCATTGCAGCGATTTCCTCACAGTTCGGCCACGGCAGACACGGTGAACCGCAGCTTTGAATCGACTGTTTGCCCCTGGGGGCCGGTCAGTCGAGCCGTCACGTCAGCCCAGGCGGAGCGCGGAACCCTATCGCTGCCGCCAATCGATACCGCGCACATGCGCTGCGATCCCAGGGGCTGCGCCGAACTCGCCTGATTGTTCAATCCCAGCGATCCGGGGAACTCTCCGCCCGTCGATACGATGAACTGCACCTTGTATTCGCCGGAACTGCCGCCGGCATTTCGCCACGATCCGTTCGCCAGCGATTGCGCGCCCGTGGTCTGCGACACGTAGCGGACAATTTCCCAGTTTCCGTCCGCCTTGAAAATCAGCTGCAATTCCGCTTCGGCCACGGTGTTGTTATTTCGCGGCCGACCGGCTGCGGTGTAACTATTGCCGTTGAATGCGAGCGCCACCAGGGCCGCGCCCTTCGCCTCGAAAAGCTCCGACAGGTCGCGCCCATCGGACAGGCGGAAGCCCACGTTCGCACGCTTGGTTGTGCTGCCACGCGGCTGATACAGCTGGGCCAGATCGTAGCCATCGCTGCGGCGGAATCCGGTGTTTCCCGCCTTCGTCCCCGACCGGTACGGCGAAAACAGGTTGTCCAGGTCAACGCCGTTTGAAAAGAACCCGGACATTACGCCGCCCCCTGGCCGCGCACAGCTTCGACTTCGGCGCGCAGCGCGCGCACTTCGGCGGCAAGCTCACGAATCGCAGCGAACGCGACGGGCATCAACTGGTCAACCAGGACCGCCGGAACGCGCTCGTCGCCGAACTCCGCGCCGTCCTCGACCACAACCTCCGGGATGACTTCTGCCAACTGCTCCGCGACAAAGAACACGCGGCGCCGGCCGTCGCTGTTGTACTCCGGCTTATAGTGACCCACGACGGTTTCGATGCGCTCGACTTCCGCCAGCCCGTAGGGGCTGGGGCCTTCGACGTTCTTCAGCCGAATGGATGAGCCATACTGAAAGCCGCCGCTTGCATAGACGGTTCCGCCAAAGGCGGCGCCATTGTTCTGCGCGGCAAACCTTCCGTCCGCATAGAACGAAAACCAGCCGTGCGGCCCACCGCTGGGGCCAACACGAACGCCAAGGCTGCCGTCGTTGCTCTGCTCGTACAGATAGATTGCCTGCGAGCCGAGTCCAAGGTTTCCCTTGATCGTGCAGCCTTGCAGGAACGTCTTGCCGCTCATTTCCGACGGCAGCCGCGCATCGTCCAGCGTGCCGCTGGCAATATCGCTTGCCGAATGCAAGTGATCCGCCGGGGTGAATACGGCCGGCTTGTTCGTGACTTCGCTCCACGCGGGCCAGCGCGTCGCCGTCTCCGGCTTGCTCGTGATCGTGGCCCAGTCCTGTTCATGCGCGGCCGGCATGAACGCTTCCGGCTTGTCAGCGACTTCGCCCCAGGTCGGCCAGCGCGCGGCCTGGGCCGGCACGTTCGTCAGCTGCGCCCACGCGATTTCGACCGTGGGAATCCAGTTCGGCAGGCCCAGGTTCGCTCGCGCGGCGGCCTTGTCCGGCAGGTCGCCAAGGTTGCGCGCACGCATGAGCGCGTCAGTCTGGCCGGCTTCCTCGTTCTGCACCACGGTGATTTCCGTGCCGGCCGGGTAGCTCTGCGCCAGCGTGATTTGCGCGTCGCCAGTCTGCGAGAATCCATCGGCGCGCAGTCGCTTCCCGTCGATATACACGGCCGCGCCGTCCGCAGTGATGTTCGCCAAATCGACCACGGTTTGCGACTCGGCCAGCGTCTGCGTTTCCTCGCGCGAAAACACGATCACCGTCCAGCCGGCAGTCGGGTCCACCCACTCCACATCGCCATTCGCGTTGGAGCGCTTCGCGAGAATTTGCGTTGCCAGCCCGCCAGGGATCAGGCTGCCGGCGGTGACGTTGTTCGCGACCCATGTGCGCGTAGCAACCGCTACGTTAGGGTCAACGTTCACGGTCACAACGCTGGCGTTCGCCACGCGCAGGACCATGCGCACGACGGTATCGCCGTAGGCGCCTTCCGTCACGTTCGGCTTGTACGCGTCGGGCACGTTCGCGATGGCGAACAGCTCGCCCTCGTCCGTGTAGATTCCGACTTCGCGGATGGTGAAGCCGCCGATATCAGCCGGCACAACCAATTCCGCTACAAACAGCGTCGGATCATCGTCGGAAACCTTCAATTCGTTGACGGTCGCGCGGTACCGCTCGCGGTAAAGCGAGCGCTGCGAAGGCTTCGGCGTAACTTGGTGGCCGTTGCCATCACCTACAGCCATATGCGAAAGCTCGACGGTGCGTTGCTCGGCACCGGCTTCCGCGATGATTTGCATGCCGCGTTCGGTCAGGATGGTGCGATAGGTAGCAGCCACTTCAAAGCTCCGGGTAAACAGTGATTTCGTTGCCGATGCCAGTCACACCGGCCATGTAAAAAGCGCTGTTCGACTCGACCGCAACGTCAATCGAACTCAGGTGCGAGCGCAGATTTTTTGCCGCCTCGACCACTTCCAGGATTCGCCGCATCTCCGCCTGCTGCGCGGTGCCGTCGATCACGGTCACGGCGATGCGGAACGTGTACGGATCGCCGCGCGGCGTCTCTTGCCACCACTCCACGATTTCCAGGCGCAGGCCCAGGGCCGCCAGGGCGCGGCGCATTGCGTCCGGCGTGCCCTTCGCGCGGTGAACGGCGACGGATGCGGCGATGGTGCCGCGCTTCTTCTGCTCGCCCCATTCCGGGTCCCAGTTGTCCACGCTCAACGCCCACGCCAGCCACGGCAGCAGCGGGGCGGGACACGTCCAGGCATCCCACACGTCGCGCACCGGCACCGGGATCGGGCGCGACCCCATCACGTCATCTAGCGCGCGCTCTAGCGCGGTCGCGTTCGGCGGCAGAATGCTGTCCGTCACACGCTGCCCCCATGCGTCAGCGTGACGGCGGTGCAGCGCGGCGCCTCATGCGGCGCGGCGAAGATATCGGCCACCGGCTGCGACAGGACAACGCGTTGCACGCCTTCCGCGTGCAGGGCCGCGTAGATGCCGGACAGCGTGACGGCGCGGCCCAGGCGGCCGGTGGCGGCGGTGTAATCGTCCAGGCGCGCGCGCGCCTCGGCCATGATTACGTCGGTGTCGGGGCCGGAGTAGGTCACGATTTCAGCCTCAACGGCGTAGTCGATCCGCGCCGCCGGCACCACAGTGACGAAATCCGTAAGCGGCCGCACGGTGTCATCGTTGACGGCAGCCTCAACCGCCGCCAGCGCTTCCGGTGTCGGCGCCTCACCGTCCCGCGCCAGGACGGACACTACGACTTCTCCAGGGGCCGGGCTTGCTACGGACGCGTCCAGAATCGACGCATGCGCCCCGAGCGCGTGGAATACGTACGCGCCTGCCGGGCCGGCGGTACTCACGCCTTCCAGTGCCATCTGCACGCGGCGGCGCAGGTCGTTATCCGACTCCATCACGGCGGCAATGCCATCTTCCGGCACGGCTTCGGACAGCGTGAGCCGACCCACGCCGAACATCGCGGCAAGGTGATCCAGGTCGGCGCCGACCGCGTATGCGAGCATCACGGACCGCACGCCTTCGTTGACGCGCTGCCGCTGCAATACCTCGCGGTACGCGCAGCATTCCAGCAGCTTCACGACAGGCTCGGACGCAAGCGCCGCAGTGAAATGCGGGTAACGCGCGCTGAAATCCGCGATCAACTCCGAAACGATGGCTTCGTGGTCCAGGACTTCGATTGCAGGCGGCGAAGCCAGACGCGACAGATCAACCGCAGTGAACGCACCAGCCATCAACGCACCTCGATACCTTCAATGCGGACGGCCGAACCGTCCGGCAGATACACGCCCTCAACGGCCAGCAGCAGCCGCCCAGGCTCGGGCATGGACGCGTTCACCTTGTCCACGCGCATGCGCGGCTCCCAGCGCGCAAGCGCGTCAACGGTGGCCGCGTAGAAATCCATCAGGCTCGACTGATTGGCCGGCGCGTCGATCAGTTCAAACAGCCGCGAACCGTAGTCACGCCGCAACACTCGCGAGCCGATGGGCGTCCGCAGAATGTCGGTCACGGACTGCCGCAGATGGTCAACGCCATCAATCGGCCGCCCCGTTTCGCCGCTAATCCCAAGCATGCGCGCGAGTATCACGCGCATGCCTGGGACTTTCCTTTGCAGCCTCTTCCGCTACGGCGTCGGCGGACTGGTCGGGCTACCGGACGCGGCCGACGTGTGCTTGTGCGTGGTCAACGCGATGCTGCCGCTGTAAACCTCGCCGTTCGCGCGCACCTCGCCGGATACCTTAACGTCAGCGGAAAATGTCGCCTCGCCCGTCACCTTCACATCGCCGGTAAACGTCGCCTCGGGCGTGTCGATTCGCACGGACTCCGCCGCCTCGACGGTCGCCGTGTTGCAGCGGATCACGACGGACGCGGTGCCGGCATCCACGGTCAGCCGGTTTGCCGCGTGGTCATACTCGACCGTGGTGCCGTCCGCGTAAACGGTGCGGTCCACGCCCTCGCTGTCGGCGGGCGCCGGGTATGCGTCTTGATAGATGCTGCCGACCACTACGCCCAGGGCCATGTTTCCGCACGGCGACACGACTAGAACCTGCTCGTCAAGGCGCGGCGGATTCCAGGTCCGCGCACCAGCGCCCGCCCGGCGCTCGATCCAGGGCAGCCAGTCCGTCACATTTCCATTGCACTCGACGCGCACGCGTGCAGCGGCGGCGTCCAGTTCGCACACGGTTCCCACGACGGCAATCCCGCCGATCATCCGATCATGTTCAGCCGCCGACATGCCGCCCTCCGCCGCAATAGCACGCGCCATCTTCGCCAGGGACGGCCGGCAGCAGCGGCGCGTACGCGTCGCCGTTGTCCTCGCCCACCGCTGGCGCGAACGAATAGCGCGGATCGGGGTCAATCGGCGCACCATCCCGCCACGCCGATTCGCCGAACATCGCCGGCATCACGAACTCGACGCGCCACGTGGCCCACTTCTCGACTTCCTCGCGGAACGCATCCGGGCCGCATTCGATCACCTGGGCCGGGTCGGTGTAGATGCCACGGAAGCGGCGCAGGTTCAGCCACGACGCCAGGGCGACGGCGGCGAACTTCACCGGCGTGGCGCCGGTCTTGCGCCGGTTGTAGATCACGCGCGCCTCAAACCGCGCGAGCGCCGGCCATTGCCCCGTGCCGGCATCGCCATCCTGCCACGGCTCGGCTTCCACAAACGACAGCAGGCACGCGGGAAGCGGCAGCTTTTCGTCCTCGTCCTCACGGTCAAATTCGACCGTGGCGAATGCCGGGAACTGCGCGGCGATTTCGCGCGCAATGGCTTCCTGCATCGCCTCTAGCGTTACCTCAGTAAGCGTGTGCGCCATCTGATTTCATGCTCAATGAATTTCTGCAACTGCGCGTCGAACTCGGCCGTGCCGATCAACTCATCTTCAACGTACGTCAACGCCTTGTCTGAAATGTCCAGCGTCACCGCTTCCAGCGGCACGCGCTCCTTTCCCACGCGACGGTAAACGCCGCGCCGGCCGTTCACGGTTGCGATGAACGCGCCGGGGTACATGCGCCCGCCAGCGCGGACGCCCTGCGCGGTTTGCCGCGCGCCGAGCCGCATCAGTGAAATGGGTTGCAGGCCAAACCACACTTTCGCGCCGTCGCCGCCCGTGGATACGCCGCCCTGCAAACGGAACGTGCGAATGCGGCCGCGCAGGATTTTCTGCTGCACGCCCAGGTGCGCCGACAGGCCGCGCACAGCGCGCGTGCGCAGCCATCGGGCCATGCGCCCATAGGCCGACTTCAATGCGGCCTCTAGCTGCGCCTCAGTCGCGCCCAGTTCGTCCGCCAGGGCGCCGACCTGCCGCGCGTCAACCTCAACCAGCAGCCCGCCAGCCATCAGCCGTAATCGCGCGACAGGGACAGGATCGCCATGCCGGTCCCGTCACTCTGCGGATCGTGGTCCAGCATGAATGCGTCGCCCGCGATGGTGCATTCGTCGTTCTTTTTCAGATGCGCCACGCGCGCAAGCTCGGCCGTGAATCGCGGCTGTGAAACGTTCGCTATGTACTCGCCCGACTCCGCGCTCAACGTGGGATCATCGAAGATGCCCGGCACGTCGCGCGCGATCACCACGCCCTTACGGGTGAACGTCGCAAGGTCGCCGAATTCCTGGGGGTCCAGGAAGTCGGCGATGTTCTCCCAGTTGCGCGCAGCCACGTCAGGCGCGGTTGCGCTGGCGCCGGCCCACCTTGGGCGGCGCGGGTGTCGGGTCCGGCTCGGCCTTCGCCTGGGCGACTTCGTGCGCGGGCGCGCCGTTCACGTTGTCCGGCTCGGCGGCCTCGTCCTTGAACTCGGCGCGACGGGTCAGCACAAGCTCACGCGCGACGCCGCGCGTCACATAGATGGTATCGCCATCGGTGACGTACTCGCCCGCAACGAACATGGGGCGCGTCACGCGCATGGCATAGGTCTTGGGTGTCTCGTTCATCATCATCCCCAGGGGAAGCCGGCCGCGCTAGGCGGCCGGCTTTCGCTTCACTTAGCCGCCCTGTGCGGCCGCCTTGCGGCCCAGGCAGAACGACTGCGCACGACGGTGGGCGAAATCCACATCCTGGAACGTGGTGATGCGGATGCGACCCTTACGGCTGTGCGTGTACGGGTCCACGGTCAGCTCAAGGCCGCCCCACAGGCCGATCAGCAGGTCGGCGTAGTTCGCGAAGAACACATCACCGTCCGCAACCTGATTGGTGATTTCGGCGCTGTAGCCGTTCAGGCTGTTGCCCGGCTCCCACATCGGGGTATCGCCGCCCGCGAACTTCACGGTGGTCTTGGCGTGGCCGCGCAGGGTGGCCGAACCGGCGTAGGCGAAGCCATCGACCAGGGCATTGTCGCTGCCAACTTCGGTTTCCATCTGCACCAGTTCGGCATAGGTCGGATACTTGCCGGCGAACTCGACGGCGGAAATGCCCGACAGGTTCGCGATGCCCAGCGGCTGGCCGTTGGCGCCGGTGCCGTAGTAGCCGGCGGCGTCGATGGTCAGGCCCTGCGACTGCGCAAGATCCTCGCGCAGCATGGCCTCGATATCCAGGCTCGACTGCTGGAGCATCTTGCGGGTCACTTCGGTGTACGCCGCGACGGTCTTGGGCGACAGCAGAACCTGCCCAAGCTCGATGCCGGTTTCTTCCGCGTCGGTGTCCTCGCCGTTCAGCCAGTAACCCTGGGTGCCGCGCAGCTTCTTCGGGATATCGACGTTGCCCACCAGTCCGCCCAGGACGCGGCCGCGCCGCATGATGGTGGTGCTGTTGCGCAGGATGTCGATGAAGCTGCCCGGTTGCAGTTCGGTCGCCACCAGGTAGCCACCGGTAGCGGCGCCACTGGTCTTGCCGGTACTCATCGGGGCGCGCATGCCGAACATGCCGCCGCCGACTGCATGGCGCAGCACGTCGGTCGGGATCACGAAACGGTCGGAACTGTGCGCCTGATTCTTACGCGCAGCTTCGGACGCCTCGAACTCGAAAGCCGCTTCCTTCTGCGCCTTGCGGTCGCCCGGTTCCAGCAGCGCGCGCACGGCACGCACCAGCGAGTAACGGCCCAGGTCGCGCTCGCTCATGCCGATATCGCAGCCGCGCAGCTGTTCGGACAGCGGACGGGTCGCGCGCTCGTTCATCGCGGTCAGCAGGGAACGGGAAAACTGCTCGGGGCTGTGTCCGTCGCGCAGGGCGGTGGTCAGCATGTCCTGGGCGTTTTCCAGGTTGCGGCCGAACTGATTGGCAATGTCGGTCAGCTCGCGCACGCGGGCACGCTCGGCGTCGCCGTTGCTCGGCGCGTTGCGCTGCGACGGCGCATCGCTGGCGCGCTCGATGGTTTCCAGGACTTCGGTGATGTTGCCCGATTCGTCCACCATCGCACGCACCAGATCACCGGCTGCATTGCGCAGGGTCTTGGTGTTCATAGTTTCGCTTTCTTCCTTCGCTTCGTAGCCGGCGCAGGATTGCGCCGCATCGTCAGTTTCCGTGCGCGCGGTATCCCGCTCCATTGCAGGGATTTCCGCAGAACGCCCCACGCCGACAGTCGGATCAGCCGGCACGGCCACGTGACTGATTTCGTGCGGGCGCCAGCGGGTCACGGTGTAAATCGGTTCGCCGTCGCGCTCGCCGGTCTTTTCCATTTCCAGGACCACGTAGCCAACGGACACGTGCCGCTTGATACCGTCCTGTACGTCGGTGAAAAGCTCTTCGCCGGCAGCGGTGCGCGAGTAACGCACGGTCGCGCGGCCGCGCCGCTCGCTCGGGTCAATCCATGCCGATTCGATAACGCCGCGCTGATCCCTCCATTCGTGGTCGCACAGCAGCGCGCCGCCGTTGTTCAGGCGGGACAGATCGCAGGCGCCTTCGGCGTGTGACAGGATTTCCCAGCCGTACCAGCGTTGCACGGCGTATTCGCTGGAAAACGCCAGGGTTGCGGTGCGCGCCTCCGCGTCCACGCTCTCGATCTCGGCGGCGCGCAGCTGTTGCTTGCCGCCAAGCTCGCGCAGCAGTACATCCGCCGCGCGGTGTTTCACTTTTCCGCTCATTGCTTCTCGCTCTTCGGTTCGGGTTTGGCCTGCGGCACCTGTTTCTGTCCGTAGCTGGCGGCGATGACTTCCAGCGGGATACCCTCCGCCTGCATCGCCTTAATGTCTGCGGCGATTTCCTTGAAAACCTCATCCGGGTCGCGGCCTTCTTCCCGAATCAGTGACGACGGCGAAGCCAACAGGGCGTTCTTCCAGCCCGTAGCCGCGTCAACATCGGCGCGCGGATCAATCCAGGCCCAGCGGCGGCCCTGCCAGATGGCGCGCAGGTATTCGCCAGTGCGGCCGGCGGACAGGCGGCCGCCGCCCGGCAGGCGCACCAGCCCGCGCAGCAGCGCCAGGGGCAGCGCGCGGCGGAACACGCGATCGCACAGCGCGTCGCGCAGCCAGCCCTGGCGCTCTTTGTACCCCTCGCGTGCGTCAAGCTCGCCCTGTCGGATGCTGGAAAAATTCACGTCGGTCAGGTCTTGCGTGAGCGCGTGATAGCTCACGCCCGCACCTGCCGCGAATTTGCGATCCATCAGCTTCACGAACGGCACAAGCTCGCCGCTCGGGTAGGTCGGATCGAACTTGTTCAACTTCGCGCCGGCCGGCAGGACCGGGAACGCGCCGGGTTCGGCGTCGATTTCCAGATCGTCGCCCTCTTCCAGTTCGTCGCCGTGGCCGTCCTCGAACTCGATGAATCCCATCTTCGACGCGCCCATGCGCATGTTCACCACGGCGGCATCTTCGCCGGCCTGCACATGCTTGGCGCGATACAGGCCGGTGGACGCCCAGGGCAAGCCGCGCTTCTGGCCGACGAACTCGGGAACGAACCCGTGAATGATTTCTTCGGCCGGGATTCGCTCAAACGTGTTGCCGCCGTACGTGTACGCGGCCGCGCCGTTGCGGTCATCGACCTGGAAGTAATAGGCAACGGGCTTGCCGTACTTCGTGAACTCGATTCCCTGGCGGATGAACCGGCCGCCTTCCAGGCCGTCGCGGCTCAGTTCGACGGGGCAGCGCGCCGGGTCCAGCATTTGCAGCGCGTATCCCATCGGGCCGGCATCGTCGCCGACGATTTCGCGCACGAAAAATTCGCCGTCGCGTGCGGCCGTCTCGACCGCAAGCCCCTGCATGCGCCACCAGGACAGTTGACCGGTAACGTCGCAGTTCTCGGCGCGGCCCCATTCATCCCACCACGTTTCGATGGCCTCGCGCGCGGCGGCGTCCGGCGTTCCGTCCGGCAGCACAACCTGCGAATGCAGGCGCAGGCCGGTGCTGCCGACAACGTGCAGACGCACCTGCCGCAGAAACGCCTTCATGGTGTCGCTGTTCGCCGCCTGCTCGCGCGAGCGCGCCACAAGCGCGCGCTGATACCTCGCGACGATCCAATCAGCAGGCACCGGCGTGGTCGGCCAGTCGGCCGTAAGCCGGCCCGACTCGCCCGACGCCATCAGCATGCGCGCCGCGTCGCGGCCGATGATGCGGCCACGGTTGCGCACCGCGTCCGCTTGCGTCGCGCGCTTCGGCTCCCACACGGCCGCGATGGCTTCCGCCAGTGCACTCCCGCGCAGCTTGCCGCGCGAAACGTCCAGGGTTGCGCCGCGCTTGCGGCCGAATCCGAAAATCGCCATGTGCTTACCGGGTAGTGAACTTGACTTGCAGCCAGGACGTGCGGCCGCCCTTCACCTGCCGCTCTTCGGCGCGCACCAGCCGCACGAAATGCGCGCGCAGGCGCAGCAGATCGGCAACCGACATGCGGTAAAGCTCGCGGTTGTTGATCCGGTAGCGCTCTTGATCCAGGGTCGCGCGCTTCGCGAGGACGGCATTGATCGCGTCCAGCGCGCGCCGGTTCTCGCTGCGGGGGTCGTGGCCTTCGGGCAGGGCCGCGAAATCAGCGATGATCCGCGTGCGGCCTTCCTCGACAACGTGCGCTTCATCCCCGGCGTACGCGCGCACCTGGTACGCGTATTCGCCGGGAATCCACTCGGCCGTTTCAGCGGCGCTCACGCTCCACACGTGCCGCGCCGCATCGCGCTCCGCATCCATCCCGTACGCCGCAGGGCCGCGCAGCAGGATGCGCATGGACCATTCCGCGCCCGAGAATTCAGCGCGCCATGCGGTCGCCCCGAAATTCACGCCTGCGGTAATCGTCTCACTTACGATGCGCGCCACTACTACCCTCGCCAGCCGGTTGCCCATCCTCCGCGTTTGCGCGAAGCCTTGCGGGCCTTGCGCGTAGTTTCGGGCGCCGCTTCCGGCGGGGTCATTGCAGGGATTTCCGCGACCTGCGGCGCCGGCGCGGCGGGCGCTGCCGGCGCCGCGTCATCGGCGCGCATGCGCTCCGCCAGCCTGGACAGCGGCGGCTGCATGATTTTCAGCGCGGCCAGGGCCAGGGCGCGGCAATCCAGCGCTTCGTTTCGCGCCTTCGGATGCTTGTGCCACTCGCGCACCGGCTGCCCCTTCACGTACCGCACCACCAGCTTTTCGGCCGTGATTTGCTTGCACCACTCCGCCAAGTCGGGGCGGTCGGCTGGGACGTGACAGTAGCCGGGGCCGGGCTTGTCCACGGCGAGCCGGCGCATCACGACTAGCTTTGCCTCGTCGGCCGCGACTTTGAACAGATCGACCTTTCGCGCCTTGCGGCCGGACTGCTTGCGCAGCACCTTCGCCACGATTGGTTCGCCGAAACTCGGCGCGTAACCCTTCGTGCCGAACAGCCGGCGACCGGTGCGGCCGCGCAGGTATTCGTACGCCGCTTGCGTGTAACCGGACGTGCCGCCGGTGTCCAGGCACGCGGCCTTAATGCTCATTTCCTGGCCGCTTTCGTGGCGGTACGTGGACGCCAACAGCGCGTCCAGTTCCTGCCACACCTCGCCCGCCAGCGGGTCGCCCCACAGCACGCGATAATCGACACTCCACGATTCTTCACCGACGCCCCAGGCGACTACCTCGCATTCCAGGCGATCCATCTGCATGTCAATGCCGGCGGTCAGGTACACGCCACCCATCGGCACCGGCGCGGCGTAATGCTCGGCCCGCGCTTCCAGCGCGCCCGCGTCGGCCTTGTCGCCCAGCTCTTCAAACGTTTCCGCAAGGCTCACGTTCACGAACGTCTGCAAATCGTCCGTGCGCAGCTTGTCCAGGTAGTCGCGGACGATATCGCCCAGCTTGCGGAACAGCGAATAGGCTTCCCATGCGTGATAAGACGCATGCCCCTTGAACGGCTTTTCTGCGATCCAGCCGCCGCCCACGCCTTCGGCGGTGCGGATCGCGGCCGCGCGCTCGCCATCGGTCCAGGCGCAGCCGTTCGCCTCGCACACGTACACGGCCGCCGTCGGGTCATGCTCGGGGCTGTCCAGGTCCGCCAGCGCGTCCTTGACGCACGTGGACAGGCGCCCCGGCCACGAAACCTGTTCCCATTTCAGATATTGCAGCGCGCCGCAGTGCGGGCAGCGCACGTGAAAGCGGCGCTTGTCGCCGGCCTCCCATGACTCATCAATGAAGCTGGAACCCGCCAGCGTGGGCGTGGAAATCTCAAACAGGAACCGCTCGCGGCCGAACGTCGCCGCGCGCTGCCACAGCAGGCCGACCGGATGGCCTTCCGGCGTGCGCAGGTATCCGTCCACCTCATCGCAGCCGATGAACGGCGCGGAACGGCCGCGCATCGTCTTAGGCGATCCGGCCCAGGCGAGCATCAGGAAGCCGCCTGGGTAGCTCTTCATTTTCTGATTGTTGACGCCCTCGCGCCCGCGCGGTTTCGCGATGCGCTGGCCGATGGCCGGCGACGATTCCACCAGCGGATTGAACTTAGTTTCAAGCCATACCTGCACGTCGCCTTGCGACGGCTGCATCATCATCTGCGAGCGCGGGCGCACGGCGATGGCGAAGCCCTGCACGCACAGCAGCGTCAGCGTCTTGCCAATCTGCGCGCCCCATTTCAGCGTTACGCGGTAGCAGTCCGGCGCGGCAAACATGTCCATCGGCTCGCGCTGATACGGCGCGTTTGCGATGCGGTACGGGCCGGGGATCGCGTTTCCCTGCGGAATGCGCACGTTCGCTTCGGCCCAGGCGGACGGCAACAGGTTCGGCGGCGGCCGAAGCATGCCCAGCGCGCGGCGCGCAGCACGGCGGATGCCGTCGCGGTTCTGGAAGAATCGCAGGTTATTCAACTTCGTCCGCTTCCTCTTCATCGGCCGCCAATACGTCCAGGTCGGCCAGCCCTTCCAACACGGCGTCAACTTCCGCCAGCAGTACAGCGCGGATGCGGTCGGCGTCCGTCTCGCCTAACAGCTGCGTTTCGCAGCGCGCGACGAACGAACCGCGCAGGTTCGTCATCACCTCGGCGCATACGCGCGTCCAGGCGCGTTCAACCGCGCCCAGGTCCGCGACCTGTGATGCGGCCTTCGCTAATTCCAGTTCCGCCATGCGCGTCTCCGCAAGCAACTTGCGGCGCTTCAACTCGTCCACGCCGGCTTGATCGTTGCCGGACGCGTCGGCCTTCGCCTTCGCCTCGCGCCAGCGCACAACGTCGGCGGTGTCGAATACCCATTCGCGGCCGCGCGCGCCTTCCTGGTCGTACGGGCAGCCCAGGCGCAGCCACGCATCCACGGTCGGCAGCGAAATGCCGAACATGTCCGCAAGCTGTTTCCGGTTTACTTTCTGCCCTTGCCCTTGCCGCATGATTTACGGGCGAGCCGCGCCCGAACGGAAACAAAAAACCGATTTCGGAACCCCACCCACACCGCGAATCCTGCGGTGTCGGCGACCCCGCAGGGGTACGGGGCCGAGGAAGGACCCAACGTTATGCACAGGGATATCCCCAGCTTGTCCACATGGGGATATCCCCGGCGATGCCCTGCCCATCACGGCCCCTTACCGTGCGGCTCGCACCACTCGGGACGCATCGGCTCGGCCCCGTTGACCAGGACGCCAGCCTGCCCCGTGACAGCACACACCAGCGCGCGGAAGTCATCCGCGAGCGCGTGATACATGCCCGCCACCTGCACATGGTTGGACAGCAGCGCCACACGCGAGCCGTCGGCAGGCTGCGGCAGGGCTGCCGGGTCAGTCGCCAGCAGGTCGGCCGGGATGCTCAAATTCGCCGGCTGCGGCAGGCCCTGCGTTGGCCTCACGCCATGCCTGCAAGCCGTCGCCATCAAGGCACACGCCACCATCGCCACCCACCTGCACCGCATACGCTGTCACCTTCGTCTGTACCTGCTGCATATGCGCCGCATTGGCCGCCTGGGCCTCGCTGCGCACTACCTGCACCACTGCCCCAGCCTGGGCATTGCTCGCGTCGTGCGCGCGCGCCTGGGCGGTTTCCTGGGCCTTCTGCTCCGCCCCCGCCTGCGCCGCTTCCGCCGTGGCCTTGTCGGCGACTGCATCGCGGGCGAACCATCCGCCCGCGACACATGCCAGCGACCACGCGGCGAACACGACAACCGCCGCGCGTGCGCCCATCACTCGCCCTGCGCCTCGGTGTACTGGATGGAATCGTCGATAGCCTCGCTCACCTCAATGGCATGCTCGACGGTCGCATCCGCGAGCCACCGCATCACGCGCATGGCGCCGGCCTGCACCTTGTCGGCGCCGGCAGCGAGGATGCCGCCCAGCACCGCCACACCGCAGGCCACGACGGTGACAGCCAGGAACGGCGAGCCGAACGCGAACGCGCCCAGGCCGAACGGGTTGCGCCACAGCCGGCCGCCGCTGCGATAGTTGGCGATCACCTGCGCCACGAACGGCACCACGAACAGCACGACGGCCGCGACGATCAGGGCGATAACGGAATTGCTCATTGGTGAAACTCCGGGTTGGGAAAACGTCAGTTCACGCCGGCAAGCGACAGGCCGGCGCGGATCACTTCGTCGGGCCAGAAATCGCCGCCGCTTTCGTGGTGCGCGATGGCCTTTACCAGCGGGAACGCATGCGCCGCTTTGGTCACGTCGATACGCGCATCAGGCGACACGCCGACAGCGCGCGCGACAGCTGCGACATACGCGCCGGTGTTGTTCTCGGTCGGGGGCGCCCAGCGGTTCACGATGCCGCGCACGGTGTTCAGCCCGTGCTTGTCCTGGTAGGTGCGCAGCGTGCGGGCCAGGGCGCGGAATCCATATTCCGCAGACACGAACACGGCGAACCGCTTTTCGCTCGCGAACGCTGCGGGGCTGCGGTCCTCGCCCTGCCAGATGGTCGCGGTGCGATCAATGTTGCCGGGGTTGTTGTTGCGCACGGAACGCGGCGCCGTCATGCGGCACCGCCTTTCGCGTAACGCTCGACCAGGGCGGTCAGGTGTTGCACCTGGGACGAAAGAATCTCGACGCGGCCGCGAAGCTCGCCGATTTCCGTCACCATGCGCTCGCGCTCGCGCATCAGTTCGTCAGCACGTGCGCGCTCGGCGTCAGCGCGCGCCCGCTCATCCTGCAACTGGGTTTGCAGTCGGGTGATGGTCGCCACGTCCGCATCATTGGCGGCGCGCTCGACCTTCGCGCTGGAAAGCCACTGCCGCAGGACCAGGAAGCCCGCGACAACATAGCCGCCGATCCCGCCGGCGACCTTTGCGAATTCGCCCGCAGTCTCGGGCATCGGATCAATCATTGCAGACACTTCCGCAGGGTTTCGCGGAATCATCCCCGCGCGTGGCCGGCATTACCTCTGCGCGCACTTCCGCGATCACCTGCCGGACGCGGCGCGGCGTCACGCCCGTGACCAGGGCGATTGCTTCGGTCCCCCAGCCGGCGCACGCAAGCCGCAGGATGGCGGCGCGTCTGCAATCGTTCGCTTCGTTCGCGCACGTGGCGAGAAACAGGATTTCGCCGCCGTATGCGGCCGACAGCTTCAACGCGGCTTCAACGCCCAGGATTTCGGCCAGCGGGTGCGACGGCGGAACCTTCGCCGGAACGTAGATCACGGGGCGCGCGGTGCCGTCGGCGGTGCGGGCCTTGCGCGGCCAGCGGCGGACCAGCTGCAACGCGGCATCCTGGCCGATCACTTCGGCGATTTGCTGGACGCTTGCGGGAAGCTCGGGCATGTGTGTGTGCGCACCTGCGGGGACAACGCAAGGCTACACACGCGCGTAACGCTGGGCAATTATCCCCGTTCGGGGATAGGCGGGTACGGGTCCGGGGAGCCATACCCGCCCTTAACTCGTTGTCCTGCATGGAAAAACCGGCTAGGCGGGTATGGGCGGGTACCGGATTCCCTACATAGCGATTCTACGGGGATATATCCCCGTAGCTTTTCCGTTTTCCCCGGCTACAGCTATACCCATACCCTACCTATGGATAAATACTATTACGTATCAATAGGTTATGACGGGGATAGGTAGGGTATTGGGTAGGGTATGGGGTCGGGTATTGGGTCGGGTATCGCCCCCGGCTTTTGGGGAGCCATACCCGACCACATGAGCGCGCGGGGCATCCCCATCCGGGGACGTGTCCCCGCCGTCGCGGGGATATATCCCCAATTGGGGACGCTACTTTTGCGCTGCGCTCGCCGGCCAACAGCCGGGGCGCGGGCGCGCGCGGCGTGGTGCGGCATGTTCGCGCGCGCTGTCCGTCAGGTGCCACAGCCGGGCCATGATGAAGTCGGCGGCGGTCGCCGAATCGGCCAGCGTTTCCAGGCGAACGCGATACGCGGCCGCGCCCCTGGCGGTGATCGCCAGCACCAGCCCCGGCGTGTCGGGGTAGGACTCGGCAAGCTCGACGCGCACCGCGCCCAGGCTGGCGGAAACGCTCCCAGCGCTGGCGGGGCCGCCGAATCTCGACGCGACCAGGGCATCAGGGACGCCCAGGGCCTGCGCCAGCTTGGAAAGCCAACGGGGCGCGCTGGCGTGGAAATCCAGTTTCGCGCGCGCGCTGCGTTCGGTCGCATTGCAGGCGCCGCGAACCCGGCGCAGCTTGGCCGGGATGCGGGGCATGGTTGGAATCGTGGCGTTCATGCTGCGCGGGCCTTGAACGTGGCCGGGTTGTGCTTGTCCTCATACGCGGCGCGGGCCTGGGCAAGCGCTTCCTGGCGCGTGGCGGCCATTACTTCCACGGCGTAGGCGCCGGACACGTGGGCGCCAGCGTACAGCGTGCGACGCGGCGCGACGTGAACGCGCCACCGGCGCGGCTCGGGGCGGCCGAAATAGTGGAACACGTCACGCCGCCAGAATGCCGGCGGGTTGTTCTGCGACACGTTGCGCACGTTCAGGTGCAGATCGTGATGCGTGATCGGCGCCAGCAGTTCCACGGCGTATTCGCGGCCGTTCGGCATCGCGTACACGGCCAGGGCGCGGCCGTCGCGCACCGCGATAACGCGCACGTCGCGGCGGCCCTGATTGACCCACATGGCGCCGCGCTGGCCGACATGGAAGCCGGCCGGCTCGCCGTAGCGGTAGGCGCGGCGGGCGTCGCCGCGCGCTTCCTGGGCGGCGTCATACGCGTCCGCGATGGCGCGCATGTCGGGGTCGGACACGTCGCACGACGGGCGATAGCGGCCGCCAGCGTTCAGCAGGTCGGCCAGGGTGCGGAAAGCGGTACGGCGGGCGATCAGGGCATCAATGTTCATGGGGCGGTGTCCGGTGCGGGATGCGATGGGGACGATCATATCACGTTACGCGCGTAACGCAACGGGGCGGAAAAAAGCCCCGGCGGGTTCCGGGGCTTCGGGCCGATCCTGGCCGCTTACAGCGTGCAGTGCAGGCCGGTGCGCTCGGTGAACACAGTGCGCAGGGTTTCGGCGTACACGTCGGAAACGCTGCCCTTGTCGGTGATGTTCAGGCCGCGCAGGCGCTTGAACTCGACCGAGTAGGTATCCGACGGGTCCAGGCGGATCGTCACGTGGGTGATGCCGTCGCGGGCGAAGTTGGCCGGCAGGCGGAAGGACAGGCTGTTGCCGCTAAACACGAAATCGCGGGCGCCGGTCATGGCGATGAAGCGATTGCCGCCCAGCTGGGAAAGGATGGTGTTGGCGATTGGGGACATGGGATTGGCTCCGGTCGGTGGCGATGGGGCCATTGTAATCGCGTTACGCGCGTAACGTCAACAGGGCGGACCGGCCCGCCGTACCGTCTCGCGGTATAGGCGGATCGCCTGCGTTGCGTTGTCGCCCCGGAACGTTCCCGCGCCCGCGTCATCGCACCATTCGGCGCTGTTGGTGTAGATGAACACGCCATCGCGCTCGACGGTGAACCCGATGATGCGCGGATCGCTTTCGATCAGCGCGCGCAGCCGCGCCGGGGCCGATTCCAGGGGCGCGCTGTAGCTGGCCAGGGCGCGCATCACGCGCCCTCAGCCTCGACCACGACGAACCGCCAGCCTGGGTCGCCCGCAATGCGGCGCTCGGCGTCGGCTTTGGCCTTCTGCGCCAGTTCGGCGCGCGAGGCCCAGCCCCACACGCCCACATGCACGCCATCCGCGCCCGGCGCGCAGCGCTCGCGCTCATACGCCGCGTGACGCTCCCATTGGTCGGCGGACGCGTTCGCCTGCCACGTGTGCGCGCGCTGCCACGCGAGCGATTTCTCCACGTCGATGATCGCCAGGACCGCATGCGAATACCGGCGGGCTTTGCTGTTGCGGGTGAAGGTGCGGCCGGCGTAGGTGGCGCGGTGCTTGTTCATGTGTTCGGCTCCGGTAGATGGCGGGGGCGCCCCGCCGATGGACCAATCATAGAACACGTTACGCGCGTAACGCAATGGGGGTCAGAAATCGGTCGCCCAGGTGTGCGCGGCTTGCAGCTTCGCCAGCTGCCGGGCCGTTACCCGCTCGGTGCGGCCGTCGCGCCAGCGGATCACGTTCGGGCCGACCTGCAACAGGCAGAAGTCTGCGGCCGCCTTCGCGTCATCAACGGCCGTGGGGCTGTACTGGCCGCGCTCGACGCCGTGCGGGAACGATCCGACGAACTTAACGGATGCCGCCGGCTGCGCGGCCGCGACTTCGGCGGCGCACGCATCGCACAGCATTTGCCCGAACCGCTCGCCCTTGCCCTGCTCTTCCGGGGCCATGAGCGCGTCGCAGATATCGCAGCAGTCGAATACGGACAGCATGGCGGCGCCCCTCACTGCTCACCAGGCCGGCGCGCGTTGGCGTCCGTCAGCACGTCCAGGACGCGGGCCGCGATGGCTTCGGCCAGGGCGGCCACGGCCGGGTTACGCGGCTGCACCTGGGCGGCCTTGCGGGCGCGGAAGGCGTCCAGGCTCACCACGTTAGCGACCGGGGTCGGCGCGGCCTCCTGGGCGACCTGGGCCGGCTCCTGGGCGATGCGGTCGCCGTTCTCGTCCCGGTCGGCGTACCAGCTGGCGGCCATCGAATAGCTGCCCATGCTCACGCTTTCCACGCCGTCCCAAACGGTGATGCGCTTCCGCTCAACCTTGCCGTGCCGCTCAATCCACAGAGTCTTTTCGGTGCGCTTGACCACGGTCATAACAAAGATGCAGTCGTAATCGCACACGGAACGGGTGCCGTAGGACTTGCCGACTTCAAACGCGGTGGTGGTGGTCATGTGCTGCGCTCCGCTGTTGGTGTGGGGATATCCTGCCAGGTTACGCGCGTAACGTCAACAGGCAAAGAAAAACCCGCCTGGGCGGGGCGGGTTCCTGTGCACTGGGGCTTAGGCTCTTCTGCCGGTCGGCCCGTGTTGTCGCGGCTTGTGGGTCATGTGCGTTTCTCCGTGCGTTTGTGTGGTGTCTTGCTACCGGTGGGGTTCCGGTCACTGCATAGGCTCCATGCCTGTTTCCCTACTGCATTCGGGGGTTGGTGGTGACTTGCCCGTCATCGCCCCAGCGCCCGCATACCGTCGCATGTTACGCGCGGCAAGACAACAGGGTGTCCCCGTTCGGGGACACTCCGTTGAACATCCGTTCAGAATTCAAACAGCAGGTTCCCGCCAGTCTTGCGCGGGGTATAGCCGGCTTCGCGCAGCCACCGCGCCACGTTCAGCGCGTCGGATCGCGTCGCGGGGAACTTGCCCGCCAGCATGAGGAATCGGCCCACGGTGATTCGCTCGCCGGTTCCTTTCAGGCTTTTCAGCGTGTCATGGAACCATTGCGGCGCCTCTTCTTCCGTCGCCTTGCGCACGCGTCGCGATGCCGGCGAATTCGCGGCCAGGGCTAGAAAAACGGCGTCTAAACTCACTTTCGATTTCGCGCGCGCGCCTTGCGACGCGTGCAACTCAACGGCCCGCGCGGCCAGCGCCCGAAACTCTTCAATGTCCATTAGCTATCCCTATCGACCGATAGACGCGCGGACGGGATGCCCGCGCGGCCTGGGAATCGTAACGCGCGCCGATGTTCGGCGCACGTTTACCGTTCGGCTCTCGGGGCGGGTTCCTGGAACCGCTCGGCGGCCTCGATAATGGCGCGGAAGATGCAACCGGATGCGCTGCTGCCGTATTGGTTGCGCTGTAGCACGTCCAGCGCGGCGGCGGCGTCCGGCGGCATCACGCCGCCTGGCATGCGCCGGCCACCGGCTGCGATTTTGCGGGCCTCGCTGTCGCGGGCGCGCGCTGCTTGCGATTTGCGCTCAGTCATGTCGGCGATGTTACGCGCGGAACGTATCGGCCGCAACCTGCAACGCGGCGCGGAACGCGGGGAGCGTGCCGCCCTGGGCGGCGGCAGCCTGGGACAGCGCGCGCATGGCTGCGCTCGCATAGCTGGCGCGATCCTGGGCACCGCCCTCGCCACCCCTGGCGGATTCGTGCTTGTCGCTCATGCTCATCAACTCCGATAGTGAAACCGCGCCCTTACAGGCGCGGCGATTTCAGCAGGCCGACAGGCGGCAAATCGTCGCCTTCCGGGTACGTCTCCACGAACGCAATCAGCATCAGCAGGTTGCAGATGATGTGCCCCTCATGCCGGCATCCGCTTTCGGCGTCCAGGGCTTCGCCCTGCGCCAGCTTGAACGCGTGCCGGCCGATGCACGCGACCGGCACGGACCACGCCATGCCCTTCGGCCAGTTCCACGCGGCGTATTTCGCGCGGCCGTAGTCGAACGCGCGCGCTGCATCCGGCATGAACTCCAACAGCGCGCGCACCGCTGCACGCAACGCGCCCACGTTGCGCGTTTCCTGGAACTCGCCGACGCCCAGCACGGCGGTCACGTAACCCGGCACCACTGCGCCCCAGTCGCGGCGCGGATCAATCAGCGCATACCCCAGCTCACGCAGCGGCAACAGCGAGAAATCAGGCTTGCCCGCGCAATCGCGCGCGGCGCTTCCGGGTTCGCTGCTACTCAGGTCGCCAATGTCGGTCTTTCTCACTTCGTTGCCTCTTCAAACGGATGCGGCGGGGCCGCGATGATGATTTGCCGGATGCCTGCGGCGTCCGCTGCGCGGGTGCATTCCTCGCATGCGTGCGTGTGGCCTTCCAGGTACAGCACGCCGCCGCACGCGGCATCGCCTGCGGCACGGATCGCGTTGACCTCCGCGTGCGCCGTCTGCGCGCACACGACGCGGCACAGCGCGTATCCAACGCCGGACGGGAGCGCGCCGCGCGGGCAAACGGTCTGCGGGTTCGCGCAATCGTTTTCGCCCACGAATCGCCGCCCATCGGCGGCGATGATCGTTGCGCGCACAAGTTGCTTTGCGCATGGGCCGCGCATCAGTCGGCCCTCATGCTGTCCATGACGTATTCGGCGCTGATACGCAAACGGCCCGTCTCGCCATAGTTGCGGTCGTATGTGATGACCTGGGCGTCACGCGCGGACAGCCAGCCACCGCGCGATGCGTGCGCGTCGGGCGCCGCCAACGTGCGGTGCTGTTCAATCAGCATAAGCGCCGATTCCTTGGCCGCGACGTGGTGCAGGTGGCCGGCATGCGCGTACGCGTGCAGCGTGCGCCCGAACGTCTCGCGGAACTTCGCGGCGAACGTCTCGGGCAGCTGCGCAAGGTGTTTCTTGTGCCCGTGATGGAAGAACACGGCGGTCTTGCCGAACTCGACGCAATAGTACGGATCGGGGCGCATTTCCACGGTCACGCGCGGGTTGTCACGGTACACCTCGGCGCACAGCTGGCGCAGCCACACGGATGCGCTCATGTCGTGATTGCCTTCGGCCATGATGACGCGCACGCGTTCGTGTTTCGCCAACAGCATTTCAATCACGCGACGCACGGCGCGCGTTGCGACCGCCACCAGCTTCGGGAAACGGGTGTCAGCGTCCAGCAGGTGCCGGGACGTGGGCGTTACAGCATCCCATCCGTCCCAGTGCATGAAGTCGCCCAGCTGCGCGAACACGCCGACAGCGGCAGGCGGGGCGTTCGCAATGGCGATTTCAAACCAGCGGATCAGCATGCGCTCCGCTAGTTCGGTGTCCCAGTCGGCGCCAGTTTCGGGCGCCCAGGACAGCATGCCCAGGTGATAATCCGTGATGATGTATGTATTCATCAGGTCGGATTTCACGTACGCCGGGCCTGGGACCAGCGGCACGCGCGGCAAATCCTCGGCCATCGCTTCCAGCATTTCGCGGATCATGGCTTCGGTGCGCGCCGCATCCTGGCGGGCGATCACCCATTGGCCGGATGGCTTGCCTTCTTTGTTGTAGTACGTGGAAACGCCCCGCGCGGTGAAACCGTCGGGGACTACGTGAACCATGTCATGCGCGGGCGAGTAGCCCTGTAGCGCCAGACGCGCGCGGCGCTTGTTCAGCGCGCGAAGCGAAATGCCCAGGGTCCGCGCCGCCGCCGCTACGGACGGCGACGCTTCCAGGGCGGCGATGATTTCTTCATTCGTGACCTTACGCGCCGGCATAGTCATCCCCGGCGTACAGGGCAAAAAGGATCGCTTGCGCCAGCAGGTGCAGGCGGTATGTGCGCGTAGGTCTGCGGTTCGTCATCGTCTTATTTCTCAGGTGGTGAACTTGCGCGGCGCCCGTACACGTACGGCGCCCAGGTGCGGCGAGCCTGCCGCGCCCGTGCGGTCTGCGCGGCGGGGGTACTCATCGCCTCCATCGCCGCACGCGTGTTGCGGCCGGCGGCAAGGTGGCGGCGGATGGTTTGCAGGGACAGCGGGACACGCTGCGCAATCTGCGCAACGGTCAACGGCTCGCCCTCAAAGATGTAGATGCGGGGGGCGCTCACTCCGCGCCCTCCACGTAGCGCACCGCGCGGCGGCGCAGGTTCGCCGGTATCGGTGATCCCAGCACGCGCAGATGCGTGAACAGTTCGCGCGCGATGCTGCGCGCTTCGGCTGCGGTGTATTGCAGCCGGGTATGCTCGGCCCGCGCGTTCGCACGGCCCAGGGCGTAGGCGATGATCCCAACGCCGGCCATCATCGCGACCACGCACAGCACGTCAGCGGTTGCGCCACTCATGCGAACGCCCTCAGTGCGGCCACCAGGGCGGCAACGGCGGCCGCGTCAACGGCCAGGACCAGGACCAGGGCGCGGCCCGTCTCGCGGGCGCGCAGGGATGCGGGGGCGCGGTTCATGCGGCCACCCACTCGGCTTCCAGCAGGTCGGAAAGCGGCATGCCTTCCAGCAGCGCGGCCAGGGCGTAGGCGGTCAGCTGGCGGCGCATGGCTTCGCGCTCGGCCAGTTCACGGGCGCGCGCTTTCTCGGCCCGCAGCGCGGCGCGCATCAGCCCTTTCAGGTATTCGGCGGTTGCTTCGGGGTTGTTCGTGACCACGCGCACGCGGCGCGTGATGGTGACGCCTTCACTGCGCGCCGTGAGGATGTAGTCGTGGGTTGCAAGTCTGGACATGTGCGGATTCCATCGCCCGCCGGGATGGGGACGTGGGGGCGATTCTAGCGCGCGTTACGCGCGCTCGGCAATAGTGGTGTCCCCGTTGTCCTGCCGGAGCGCGTCCCATATCGCACGGATGCGCGCTTCCAGGGTCATGCGCGCTTCCAGGCCGCGCCGTTGCTCGATCCTCAGCAGGTATTCACGGCGCAGGCGACGACTCGGCAGCGCCAGCACATGCCGGGCCTCGCATTCCAGGCGCCATGCTTCGCTGCCGCTTTCGACTTCCTGGCCGCCGATCAGGCGAACCATCTTGGGCGCAGGCGCGCCCACGTTCGTCATGTGTTCGGGCCAGATCACAGCGGACCTTCGGGGCGGCCGCTGCGGAGCATTCCCGGCATCAGCCACACTTTGTTGCGGGCCTTGCCTGCGCGCTTCACGGTGACGCCGTAACGCTGTTGCACGTACGCGGCCGCGTCGTTCACTTGGATTTGCGTCGGGCGCTCAATGCCGGCGGCCATCGCAATTTCCGTGGCGCGCATCTGATTCGTCCACAGCGATTGCGGCGCGTCCCAGTCAAACGCGCGGTCGATCATTTCATGCGTGGGCAGGATGCTCTGGAAGTTGGTGTTACTTCGGGTCAGCGCGTCCTCTTCCTCGCGGGTCAGGAACCACGAATGCCCGGCGTCATAAAGCGCCTTCACTTCGGCCCATACCTGTTGCATGTCCAGGTCGGACGGACGGCCCAGCGCGCGCGCCTTGATTGACCAGAATCGGCTGTTGCCGGTCTTGTCGCGCAGGTAGGTATCTTCGTTCACGCTCGCGAAAAACACAGTGCGGCGCGGGTAATACGATTCGCCGCGCGCATACGGTCTGCGCAACTCGTCGCTGCCCTTCGTGATGAACGCTTTTAGTGCGCCCATGTCGGAACGGTTGAAGGTTCCGTCAATCTCGCCAAGCTCAACAATCCAGTGCGAAACCGCCTGAAAAATGCTGTCCTTATCGTCCAGGCGCAGAATCGTGCCATCCTTGATTGCGTCAAGCTCGCGCGGCGCCAGCTGCTTCGCCCAATACGTCTTGCCAAGGTTCTGCTTAGAAACGAACGTCAACACACCGCGCGCGCTAACGCCGTTGTCCTCGTACGCGGCAGCGACCGCAGACACAAGCCATTTCACCATCAGCACATCTTTCAGCTTGCGGCCATCCGCCAACACTTCGCCGCCCTCTTCCTCTTCCACGGTGGCGCAGAAGTCGGCAAGGCGGCTCTTGCCATCCCAGGGGCGCGAACCGATCCACGTCGCAACCGGGTTGTACGGGTTGCCGCCTGCGACGGTGCCGACGTTCTCCATAAAACCGGCGGTCGGGATGCGTGCGCGCAACGCCGCATCTTTCAGCATGTTGAGCGCGGTTTCTTGGGCAACGTCTGGCAGCACGATATGGCCGGGGATGATTACTTCGGCCCGCTTCTTGATTACGTTGTACCGCAGCACGGCGCCGACACGCCGCGCCAGTTCCGTGAGGTTGCGCGCGGTCGGAAGCGGCCGCAGGCGCATATCGAAATCAGGGAATGGTGCTTCCTTGTCGAACTCAACAAGGCTATCCGGCTCGGCGTATCCGGCCAGTTGCAGCGCGCGTGCATCGTTGGAGACGGGCGCGATTTCCTGGCGCGGCGGCGGCGGCATCAGGATTCGCATAACCGCGTCCATACCCTCGCGCTGCTCCAAGTCGTTGAAGTCGGTGGGCTTGCCGTCAAGGTCGGCGAACTCGGGGTAGAACACGCGCGCGCCGTGGTCGTGGGCAGCGCGGCGCGCGTACGTAACGCCAGGGTTATCAACCGGCGTCTTGGTGAACTGGTCATTGTCGGCGGCGATGACGAACATTTGCCCCGGCATCGCCTCGCGCCAGGAAGCGACCACGTGCGGCAGGTTGTACGCATCCCAGCACACGACAACAGCGCAGCCGGTCGCGCGGTGTACCGTCTCGGCCGTCGCGTAGCCTTCGGCGAAATACAACGGCCGATCCGCTCGCGGCTCGCCAATCGTGTAGAAGCAACCGCGCTTGCGCCCGTTCGGCAAGAAATCCTTATCGCGACCCATGCGCTCATCCGCGTGCGGGAAGATCGCTTGAAGCGACGTGATGCGCCCGCGCGCATCCATGATCGGAATTAGCAGGGTGTTAGGAATCGTGCGCACAACGTCGCCCTGCGCGCGTACCGGCCAGTCGCACACGCGCAGGCCATGCGAGCGAACGCCCTTGCGTTGCAAGTATGGGTGATCGTCGCCGCGCACCGGGTCGGCCGAATTCCATAGCATGTTCGCGGCCTTCGCCGCTGCACCTTCGGCCGCGCGCTGTGCGGCCTCGCGCTGGCGCCTGGATTCCTCCATTCGCGCTTCAATCGCCGCGCGCTCTTCGGCGCTCATTTGCTGCTGATTCCGCGCGCACCACGTCTGCGTCACGCCAGTTTTCCAGCTGCCGAACTCGCCGGCCGGGATGCCGTCGCCGAAAAGCACATACCAGCCGTTACGCGTTCCCTTCGGGTCGCCCTCCACGTGGAAGCGCCACGGGCGCGCACCGCCGCCCGTGGTGTCCAATCCGAACTCAATCCCCTGGCCGCGACCGAACACCGGGCGAATGCCGGCATCGTGCATCGCGCGCAGGAAAGCATCCTTGATTTCGTATTCCGTAAGGTTCACTGCTGCGACTCTTCCTGCTTCGCCAGCGCATCGGCGAGCGCGGCCAGTGCGTAGATCGGGATCGGCCTGTCGGTGCTGCTGCGCCAGTTGCGCACGGTCTTTGCGGTGCGCCCGATCAGCGCGCCAGCGGCGCGCGCTGTCAGTCCATGCGCCACCATCAGCTGATTCAATCGCGCGGTTCTTGCTTTCGCGTCCATTAGCATTCCTTCGTATGGGTCAGATGCCAGCCGTTGCACCACTCGCACTGATAGGCGCGCGCAGGTGCGCGCCCCTCGCTGCGCTTGAACGCAATCAGCTGCATCCGCGATTCCGCGTGTTCGCGGCTGTTGTAACGGTCTTTGCGGCACACGAATTCGCCGTTACGCATTACGTAGCCGTCGATTCGCTTGCCGTACGGGATCAGTAGGCCGGCGGCTTCCTTGCGCACCAGGGCGCGCACGACGCGCTTGTAACGGCGCATCGCGCGGCCGCTCGGCTCGCCCTGGCGCGCTTCGTGATCCGCGCGCGCAAGCCGGCGCTTGAACTCGGCCGCCCTCACCGCTCGCCCCGGATGATTTCCAGGGCTTCGGCAATCGAACGCGCAAGCCCTGCGCGGCCGCCGTGCCTGCGCACCGCGTCGATAAAATCCCGCTGCGCGTCGCGTGCGCGACCGGTGGCGTTCTTCACTTCGACGGCGACGAACACGCCGACCGTCTTGCCCACCATGTCGGGCGTGACGGTGACGGGCACCAGCCCGAACAGGTCGGAAAACCCGGTAGGCAGGCCGGTGCTGAAACGACGCGGTTTGCGCAGGATCACGGAACCATCCGGCAGCGGCTTTTCCGCCACGCCCTGCCAGCCGGTGCCGACGTTCGCGCGGAACATCAGCGCTTCATCTACGGCGGCGTTTCGGATTTCGTTCTGAATGCCATGCTCGGACTTAGCGGGCTTCATCTGCGGACCTCTTCAACTGGTGAACGCGATGCTCGGCGTGGGAGTAAACGGCGCACCACACGGCGCGCGCATTGCGCATGCGGGCCTGCCGCTCGGTCAGTCCGGCGGGCGCGTTCTCGATATGCGCCGCGACAAGCGCATCAATCGCGGCGAACAGATGGGCCTGCGACTCGCCGACAACTGCCGGCGATGACGCGATGGCGGCCAGGGTGTCGGCGGCGCTCATGCTTCGGCGCCCTCGAATTCCTGGGTGGTCTGCTGCGATGCCTGGACAGCCTTGGTCTGCGCGCGCTGCGCTTGCTTTTCGCGGGCCTCGCGCATGTGGGCGATGATTTCCAGCAGCGCGCCAAGCTCTTCGGCCGGCAGGGTCACAGTGCCATCCGTGGTGCGCGCGCTGTCGGCCAGCCGATACAGCAGCGGTTCCACTTCGTCCACCAGCTTTCGCGGCAGCGGCTTGCCCTTGATCGTTCCGGCCGTCGCCTTCGCCTTGCCGGCTTCCTTCGCGCGCTCAACGGCACTGCCCAGCACGCCGCCCGCGCGCTCGCCATGCTTGCGCACCGCATCGACGGCAGACGTTGCGGCCACGGCGCCATCCCGCACCAGCGCTTGCACGTCAGCGTTAGCGTTCGCCAGGATCAGCAGCGAATCCACGTGCTGCCGGGTCTTGCCGACCTTCGCGGCAATCTCGGCCGGGGTCCAGCCGAACGCGGTCAGCCGCTTGTAACCGCGCGCGATTTCCAGGGGCGACAGCGCGCGACCTTCGGCGCTGGAAATGATGCGCGCGGTTCTCTCGGCATCGTTGCCGTTGAATGCAACAATCGGAATCCACAGCTCGCCGCTCGCGTCGCGGATGCGGTCCGCAACCATGAGGTACGCGCGGCGCCTGCGGTGGCCGTCCACGACGAACACGCCGCCGCCCTCACGCGGGCGCACTTCCAGGGCCGGCACCATGCCGCCGCCGGCAATGTATTCCGCCAGGGCCGCAATGCTGGCCTCCAACTCGGGGCCTTCCTCGCGCAGATTGAATCCGGGTTCTTCGTGGATATCCTCAATGCGCAGCTTCATGGCGTCCGCGCGGCGCGCGGTGCCGTCCTTAATCATGCTCTTGAACGATGGTGCGGACATGCTTACTTCCTCCGTTGTTATGCGCTTTCACGCGCGTTGATCGCACTGGCGGCGTACTGCTTCCGCCAGCTGGATGATTGGAATTTCTTGAGCGCCCAACCAGTCGGGTTGGCGTAGCCGCGATCATTCGCAAGGCGGATCAGGTCGTGCAGCGTCACGGCTGCGGCCTCTTCGCGGCGCATGCGCGCGCGGCGGCTTTCCTTCTCTTCCGCCGTCAGGCGCTTCAACTCGCCTTCGGCCTCTTCAATCGGCGCGGCCTCGCGCTCTAGGCTCTTGCCGCAGTGCGGGCACGACGGCGGCAGCGGCCGGCGAATCTGCCGGAAACACGTGCAGGTGTACGGCGGCGGCGGGCCGTCGCTCTTGCTTGCGCCATTGCCGGAGCGCTCGCGGTCCGCAAGCGTCCATTCGCGTTCGTCATCCGGGAACCCGTGACGGTTCGTGTTGCCGGCGTGGTCCAGGATGATCGCGGGGTAAGACTTCGGGCGCAGCACGCGGCCCCAGCGCTGCATGACGGCGGCAAGCGAATTGCTCGCGGCCGCGTCAATCAGGCAATCAATCGTCACATCAGTCTGTGCGATGGCCGACAGATCGAAGCCTTCGCCGAACAATCCGACGTTTGAAAGAATGAAAAGCTCGCCGCGCGCGTACTGCTGAATGATGCGCTTACGCTCGCCGCGTTCGGTGTCGCCGTCCAGGTGCGCGGCGGGAATGCCGTTATCGTTGAAGCGCTGCACCAGCAGCCGCGAATCGTCGCGGTTCACGGCGAACGCAACGGTGCGCATGCCGTCCGCATACTTGCGCCAATGCGCGACGATATCGCCGGTGCGCTTCGGCATGTCCATGCGCGCACTCGCTTCGCGCTTGGAAAACTCGCCGTCGCGCTGGCGTCTCGCGCCCTTCATGTCCGGCGGGTTCGGCGCGAACACTTCATAGGCCGACAGAAAACCGCGCTCCATCAGCCAGGACACGGACGGGCCGCGCACCATATGATCGAACTGCCGGCCCAGGCCGGTACCGTCCAGGCGCCAGGGCGTCGCCGTGAGGCCGACATGCCGGCAGCGCTGCCAATGGTCCATTACCAGCTGCCAGCCGGCCGCGCCCAGGTGGTGACATTCATCCCACACGCACACGTCCGGTTCCGGCAGCATCGCGAGCCGATTTTTCAGCGTGTCCACGCTCGCGATGCTTGCGGCGCTCAGGCTCGACGGTCTGCCGGCCGCGACGAACCCATGCGGGATGCCGTATTTCTCCCAGGTCTTATGCGTTTGCTCGACAAGCTCCGCGCGGTGGCAGATGAACATGAACCGCCGACCGTTCGCCACGGTCTGCTGTGCCAGGTATGACGCAATCGCCGTCTTGCCGCCGCCGGTCGGCAGTTGCAGCAGCACGCGCCGGTACTGGCGCAGCGCGTCGCGCAGGGCGTCCACGGCTGGCACCTGATATTCGGGGCGCAGGATTAGCGGCTGTACTTGAACCACGGGGCGGCTGCGGGCTGGGCGGCTGGGGTTGACGGGGACAGGATAAAGCGCGGATCATCCCCAGCGCAACAGGGGTACGTCCCTGTCATCCTGCCACCAACCCAAGAGGAACCCGCATGGAACCCGGCATCTATAGAAGCCTGTCGAACGCCGCATATCACGGCGGCCCAGGCGTATCGAAAAGCCTGCTCGACTTGATCGCGAAGTCGCCCGCGCACCTGCGCGCGGCGCAGCTCACGCCGCCAGACGAACGCAAGCCCACACCGGCGCAGGCCCTGGGCACTGCGGCACACACCGCGATCCTGGAGCCGGGCGAAATGCCCGAGCGCTACGCGGCCCCGTTCGTGGCGCCAGCCGGCGCGCTGCACACGATGGACGACATGCGCGCCGCGCTGGAACAGGCCGGCATTGCGTTTAAGTCGTCCGCCAAGCGCGCGGACCTGGAAGCGCTCACGCGCACGCACCTGCCGGATCGCCCCATCGCCGCCGACCTGCGCGCCGCGCATGAGGCTGCCGCCGCCGGAAAGATCATTCTTGAACCCGACACGCATGCGCAGCTTGACGGCATGCGCGGTGCCGTCCAGGCGCATAAGGCGGCGCGCAATCTACTTGCCGCGCCGGGCTTCGCCGAAATGTCGGCTTACTGGTATGAGCCGGTGATCGACACGCGCACCGGCGAGGTGATGCGCGACGGCGACGGAAAGCCGGTGTTGAAGCTGTGCCGCGTACGGCCGGACTACTGGCGCAAAGACGGCATTATCGTTGACTTGAAAACCACGCATTCCGGCGGCGCCGCGCCCACCGAATTTGCCCGTAGCGTCGAAAATTTCCGCTACTTCGTGCAGGCATTCATGTACTTGTGCGGCGCGCGGAAGGCTCTGGAAGCCGCGCAGCGCGGGCCGGATGCGGAATTCTTCGCCGACTTCGCGCCGCCCAAAGCGTTCGTGTTCATCGCCGTGGAAGTTGACGCGTGCGTGGTCGCTGGCGAGCCGAAAGGTGTTGCGACCTACACGCTTACCGCCGAGGACTTGGACGCGGGCGAAGTCGCGTTCCGCCGCGCCCTGGAACTGCTGCACCAGTGCGAAGCCGCAGGCCGCTTCCCCGGCTATAGCGAAAAGATCGAATCCCTCGCGATGCGCCCGTGGGCGCGCGCTCCCTATCTCACTCTGTCCAATGAGGCCGCCTAAGCATGAGCTACAGAAACGACAACGCCCCCGTTATCAATATCGAACCCGCCAAGCGCTCGGGCGCGCGGCTTGTGGTCGGCCTCGCCGGCATCAGCGGCAGCGGCAAAACCATGACGGCGCTGCAACTGGCGTACGGACTCGCGAAGGGTGACGGCCGGAAGGTCGGGCTTCTCTGCACGGAAAACCGGCGCGGCCGCCTGTACGCGGATCGCGAAACGTACGAAATGGTGCAGAAGTCGCTGGGCCTGGACCGGATGCCGGCGCCGTTCATGGTCGGCGACCTGGAACCGCCATTCTCTCCGCAGCGCTACATTGCGGCCATCCGCCAGTTCCAGGAAGCGGGCGTTGAAGCCCTCGTTGTCGATAGCGTGTCGCACGAATGGGAAGGCACCGGCGGATGCGAGGAAATCGCCCACGCCACCGGGCGCAACGGAAATGCGAACTGGGCAGTCGCGAAGCGCGAGCACAAGCAATTTATGAACGTGCTTCTGCAAAGCGACATGCACATCATCGCCTGCATTCGCGCGCGCGAAAAGGTGAAGATGGGCCGCGACGACAAGGGCAAGACGACGGTTGAACCCATCGGCATTCAGCCGGTGACGGAAAAGAACTTCATGTTTGAACTCACTGCGTCGCTGCTCATGTGGGACGCTGGCAGGGCACAGCAGGAATTGAAGATGCCCGACGCGCTGCGCGCGATCCTGGGCCGCGCCACCGGCTACATCACTGCCGCCGACGGCCTCGCGCTGCGCCACTGGGTTGACGGCGGCGAACCGCTTGACCCGGAAATCGAGCGCGCGCGTAACACGCTGCGGACCGTCTGCGCCGACGGACTGGAAGCCTACCGCGCGGCCTTTGAAGGCCAGTCTCGCAGGGTGAAACAAGCGCTTGTTAAAGATGGCACGCACGAAGTCTTGAAGGAATCGGCCCAGGCTTACGACCGCCAGCGCGCGGAAGCGAAGGCCGGGGGCGCCGAACTGCTCGACCTGAACGAACAGGTGGCCGGCAAGTAGCCCGGTAGCCATCCGTGCGGTGCCGTGATGAACGTCACGGCATCGCGCGCGCCTACATCATCCCGCATGAAAAAAACGTAAAAACCTGCCATCATGCCCGACATCTTCGACGCAGCACAAGCAACAGACCAACTCAATCTCGCGCAAGCGCTCGACGCGCAGCACAAGCGCGCCGCCCTCGCCCGACGCCCTGCCGCACGTGGGCACTGTTTGCACGCGGATTGCGAAGAACCGTTTTCCGATCCCAACCGTCTCTTTTGCGGACCTGCATGCGCGCAAGCGTATGAGCGGGACGCAGCCCGTTTGCCAACGAAATGAGCCAACACATGCACACGCCCGATTCCGAAAGCATCGCCGAAAGACTGCGCGCAGCCGGCGCCGAACTCGCGCAACTGCTGCGCGATATCGAACAGGCAATCAACGATCAGCACGACCACGCGAAGGCCGCGCGCGACGTTGAGGAAATGCAGCGCCTTGCCGACGCCGATCCGTTCCATTGGATCGACGCGGCAAAAGCCAGCCTAAAGCAAGGCTTCATGTTCGCGAATCGTGCGCTCACCCAACCAACAGACTTCTTCTAGGGAACCACTATGGCGCGCGGCGTCAACAAAGCAATCATCATCGGCAACCTGGGCCAGGACCCGGAAACCAAATACACGGCCGGCGGCATGGCGATCACCACCGCCAGCATCGCGACCGCCAGCGTGCGAAAGGATCGCGAGGGCAACACGGAAGAGGTGACGCAATGGCATCGCGTCGTGTTCTTCGGGAAGCTGGGCGAAATCGCAGGCGAATACCTGCGCAAAGGCTCGCAGGTGTACGTTGAAGGTGAAATCAGGTACGAAAGATTCACCGGCCAGGACGGGCAAGAGAAATACGTGACAAAGATCGTCGCGAACGAAATGCAGATGCTTGGCGGTCGCGGCGACGGTGGCGGCGGCGAGCGTGGCGGCCAGCGCCAGGAACGCGCGCAGGAACCGCGACGCAACGCTGGCGGCCAGGGCCAGCGGCAGGGCGCGCCAGCTGGCGGCGATCCGCTGGAAGATGACGACATTCCGTTTTAACGGACGCGCATAACGACAAAGCCCCCGCACCTGCGGGGGCTTCTTTTTGTCCCTGTCATCCTGCACAATGGACGGACGCAACAGGGCGAACTCATGGAACTGCAATTCTTGTCCCTACCGCGCGTGCTGGAAAAGACGGACATGAAACGATCCACACTGTACGCGTACGTGAAAGCGGGCATCTTCCCCGCGCCGGTGCAACTCGGCCCGAACCAATCAAGATGGGTTGCCAGCGAAGTTGAAGAATGGATGCACAGCAGAATCAGTGCGCGAGACTGCGCGACGCCTGCCGCTTCGTCAGCTTCGAACCGCGCGGCGGCTTGATCGGATCGGCGGCAGCTTCCAGGCTGTCCAGGTAATCGGCCCACACCGCCATCATGCGCGTGCGCTCTGGCAGGTACATCGCATGATTGTATGCAGCATCGGTGCGGCTCTTCTTTGCGTGCGCTAGCTGCACGTCCACGACTTCGGAGCGCCATCCGTTTTCGTGCAGCCACGTCGTAGCGGTCGCGCGGAAATCGTGCCCGGTTATGTAGCCGCTCGCGAAGCCCATGTGTTCAAACGCGCGATTGATCGTGGTGGCGCACATGCACCGCTGCGGATCGCGGAAGTTGGGGAACAGGTAGCGACCCGCGCCGGTAATTTGCCGCAACTCGCGCAGCAGCGCGACAGCCTGCGGCGACAGCGGGACCATATGCCGGCGCCGCATCTTCATCCGCTCCGGCGGGATGACCCACAGCGCGCGCTCTAAGTCGAACTCATCCCACGGGGCGCCGCGCAGTTCAGCGGTGCGCACGAACGTCAGCAGCAGCAGCCGCACGGCAATGACTGTCGTGCGATTGCCGCCGTACGCGGCCACGCGCCGCATCAAGTCTTGCAGCACTTCGCCGCCGTGCGCCTTCGCGTGTTCTATCTGCGGCCGCGTGATCGTGAACCGCAGCGGGAACGTGGGATCGTTGTCGGCCAGCAGCCGCGAAACCGCGAAGCCGTACACCTGCGACACCAGTTGCCGGGCCAGGATCGCGACCGTTGGAGCGCCCCGGCTGTTGATCCGGTCCAGGATCGAAAGCCACTCGGCAGACGTGATGCCGCGAATGGGGCGGCCCTTCACGTACGGGAAAACGTCGCGCTCCATGATCCCCCTGACCTGGGCTTCGTAGTACAGCGACCAGCCGGGGCGATCCGGTAGCGTGCGCTTCGCCTCAATCCATGCGCCCGCCACCGCCGCGAATGTGTCGGCGCCAGCGGCCACGCGCGCAGCTTTCTCCGACGCGCGGGCATGGGACGGGTTCACGCCAGCCCTTACCAGCGCGCGGGCCTCGGCGTGCAGCTGGCGGGCTTCCTGTAGGCCCACCGCAGGATATGCGCCGACGGCGTACAGGTTTTGCTTCCCGCCCAGGCGGAACGCATAGCGCCACAGCCGCGAGCCATTGGGGCGCACTTCCAGAAACAAGCCGCCCGCATCGCTCAGGCGGTAGGGGCGTTCAGCGGGCTTGGCCTTGCGGATTGCAACGTCGGTCAGGGGCATGGGCGGGTTCCCGGCTTAGGTGGCCGGGATCGTACCAACACGGCGGGGTGATACCAACACGGGAACCAACAATTTTCGCGGCTTTGGTCGGCGGCGACTGGACGCGACTGGACGCCCAGGCCCTAGCATTCAATGGGTTTCGCGCAATTCCTGGACTTCGCTGGACGCCGCTAGATGCGGGTGATGATTGTCGATCATCAACAGCATGGTGGATTCCTCAGAGTCCCTGCGCCGCCTGCGCCACGGCGCGGAACAGCGCGCGGCCCTTGTTCATGGTCTCGTCCCACTCCTTCTGCGGGTCGGAGTCGTAGACGATG